ATGGACTATGGTATGATACTTGATATTCCAGCTTGGGTAGCACGTAGCCCAGCAGGAGTTAAAGCTACAGGTGTTAGTTCATATCAAGAAGCAGTTGATGCTACACGTATTAATAATGATTACTTTATGAAACATCGTTCAGGAGCATGTAAGTTCCTTAATGTGTTACAAGGAGAGAATCATGCTGATGCAGAAGATTGGTATCATCAAATGAAAGACTATTGTGACCCAGCTGTGTATCCAGACAATCATTTTAATGGTTGGTCAATGGGTGGGCAGAACATGTGTGATATTCATCTAGTTTTGAAAAGACTTATTGCATTACGGTTTGATGGATTACTTGAAGAAGGCTTACATGATGTAATGCACTTTCTAGGTACAAGTAAACTAGAATGGGCTACACTACTAACTGATGTACAAAGAGCAGTTCGTAAGTATCACAACAAAAACTTTATGATTACATTTGACTGTGCTTCTCCATTTTTAGCAACAGCAAACGGACAAGTGTATTGTGAATTAGAAACAGGTGATAGATCAAAGTGGGTGTATCGAATGGTTCCTAGCTTAGATGACAAAGGACTTTCACAAGATACAACACCGTGGAGTACTTCATTTGTTAGTGCTGGTAAGCATAAGAGCTTTAAAGACAGCCCGCTTACTACTGAACTAAAAACCAAAGACGTTTGCATATATGGTCCAGGTGACTTAAATAAGATTGGTAAAGAAGGCAAGACTAGTTGGGATAGTTTTTCCTATGCGATCCAAATGGGTCATAATGTATGGAGTCACATTAATGCAGTACAAGAAGCAAATAGACAATACGACAATGGAGTTGTACCAAAGATGCTTGTCGAAGAGCGTTTTGACAGGGTATTTTTTAGAGATGTTGTGGACGCAATATTCGCAACTGACAGTAGAGAAAAAGCCGAACAAATCATAGAAGATCATTCAAAGATGTTTATGACCATTATCGGTACACGTGGTGCAACAGGTAAGAAAACTGTAAATGCAAGTACACACTTTGGTAACTTATTTGACATTGGTGACTCTGATGTAATTGACGAAGAGCCAGAGATGTCTGAAGATAAACTAGACGCTTTAGAAGAAACTTTATAAGGAGACAGCTATGCATACAGAGTCGCTTTTTGCAACGCCATTCTTGTATGAACATGCGGACAAAGTTGACAATGTCACGTTAACTGCTTTCTGCAATGGCCTCTATATGCCAGATTCTGATATGAAGAACTGGCAAAGTGATCATCTTGATCTTAACAACGTTATACTACAACCCCTGTTGTTACAAGTACAGAACATGTTTAACAAACAAGCTAACCTATTAGGTATTGCTGACAACTGTACTATTGACGTAACACAAGCCTGGATAAACGTTAATAATACATCTAGATCTAATACACACGAAGTACATATGCACCCCGGACATATTATGTCAGCAGTATATTATGTTCAAGCACCAAAAGATTCAGGAAACCTTGTTCTAATTAGTCCACACGGATTAATGGACTATGCATTACCTTATAAATTAGTTACAAACCCTACACCGTTTAATGGAACACGATATACAGTAATGCCAAGTGCTGGAGACTTAGTATCGTTTCCGGGTTGGATCAATCATTGTGTTACAGAGAATTTGAGCAACCAAACACGTATATCAATCGCATTTAATGGCAATTTAGGAGGAAAAGCACTTGACGACAAGTCACTTTAGTGCTATTATAGTAATATGAAAAGAGATTATACAGACGGCGTAAAAGATGATGTTATATACTTTACAGGTTATGAAGTAGAAAAAACACCTGCTGAAGGTGAGCATACATTATTTGTAACAGGATGTCAGCCATTAGAAGATGTTCTTGCAAAAGCAAAAGAACACTCAGTTGAACACATTTACTTAGGTGCTAACCACAGTTTTGTTCCTAAAGAAAGTTGGGACGATCTTGTACAAGGACTACTTAATAAGAAATTTTTGGTTACATTAGACTATGATGCAAAGTATCATGAATGGATACTTGAAAGTGGGTATAATGAGGATCATAACTTTATTAGTATGATTAGTGTTAAACTGCCATACGTAAATCAACTTAACTACAATGCTTGTATTAAGATTGATGATGCAGACTTTGATCATTCTAATCCGGGTGTATGGGTACACAATATACATCCACTGCTACAAAGAGATAAGTTTACGGATTGGAGAGCTTACGGTGACGATAATCCGGTTGACAGTGAGTAAGAAAGATGTTATAATATGAGTACAAGTACAACTAACCAAAGAGAGTCACATCATAATTATATGGCTCGACGATTAAAAGAAGAAAGCAAGGTAACGCTTATGAACAATGCAAAGAGAATGATTTGGGTAAACTTTACAAAAGAAGGTATCCATAAATATCCTGCGGCACTAGAGGATCCTAGTCTTGCAACAGGTGATGAATATGATGTTAGTTTTTTGGGATATCCCCATAGACACATATTTCATTTTAAGGTCGCTATCACTGTAACACACAACGACAGAGATATCGAATTTATTCAGTTTAAACGATGGCTTGTAAAACTTTATGAAGGCGAATTAAATGTAGATTACAAAAGTTGTGAAATGATGGCTGATGATTTGTACACACAAATTAATGCCAAATACCCTGGACGTGAAGTCCACATCGATGTCTCCGAAGATGGAGAGAACGGTGCCCACATTGAGTATGCGAAAAGCTAGAGGAGTAAGCAATGTCGTACTGGGAGTCAAAACCCGAGATCGTTAATATTTTTGAGGATCTGGACAAGTATCGTGTTTTTTGTCGTAACTACGGTTTTAAGTTTGATGAAAAAGATTTATATAACAAGAACAGTCGTACGTGGCAGTTCTATCAAGACCCTTCCAAGTTGAAGGATCGTAAAAATAATAAAAAGGGTAAGACGTTTACCCGAGGACGGAAGAGTAACTAATGACAGCATATATAGTAGACATTGAAGCAGTAGATACACGTTATACAAAGCAGTGGAAAGAGTATCTTCCAAAGCAAATGCAACGTGCAACTGGTGCCAATGTTACTGTCATTAGTGGAGGAGAGGTGCCTCAGGCTACAACGCCTGGGGCATTTTTAAACTTTGCAGGCACTAACAACTACAAGTCGCAACAAATGTTGGAGATTAGTAGACTGTTTGCTAATGGAGAAATTAAAGATGGAGATTATTTCCTATATACGGATGCGTGGAACCCAACTGTTATCCAGCTTCGTTACATGGCTGAGTTACTTGGGATTGACATCCGAGTCGGTGGTCTTTGGCATGCTGGTAGTTATGATCCTCATGACTTCCTTGGTAGGCTAATTGGCGATAAGCCGTGGGTAAGACATGCAGAGTTATCAATGTACAACTGTTACAATGATAATTACTTTGCAACAAAGTTTCATATAGATATGTTTGCAGATGCGTTTGCTAAAGATGTCGGAGTACTTGATCGTAGATCAATGAAACGAGTTGGTTGGCCTATGGAGTATCTTGCTAACAGTTTAGACAGTTACAAAGGTATGCCGAAGGAAGATATTATACTCTTTCCGCATCGTGTTGCACCTGAAAAGCAAGTTGAGATTTTTAGAGATCTTAAAGAAGCACTTCCGCAATACGAGTTTATTGTTTGTCAAGAACAAGAACTTACAAAGAATGAATATCATAATTTACTAGGTCGTGCTAAAATGGTGTTTAGTGCTAACCTGCAAGAAACACTTGGCATTAGTTGGTATGAAGGTGCTCTTGTAGGAGCATTGCCTATGGTGCCAGATAGACTAAGCTACAGTGAAATGTCAACACCAGAATTTAAATATCCGGGTGTGTGGACTGAGTCAATGGAATCTTACAATGCTCATAAAGACATGGTTGTTGCAAAAGTAATTGACTACATGGAAAACTATACTACATACTTACCGGCATTAATGAAGCAAACACAAAAATTAAAAACAGAGTTTTTTGATGGTTCAGCTTTATACAAAGGAGTAAAAGGTGAGTAGTGATACAATTACACTTAATAGTGGAGAGAACACAGAGCTTGGACCTATGACAGTAACTATAGGTGGAAGTACAGGAACTATTGCAAGTAGTCATCTTTCTCCAACTTTTACGTATGACACATCGCAGACAATAGACACAGGAACTATTACAAGTACTCATACAATAAATGGTATAGAATACGATAACATCTACGATAATAAAAATAACTGGCCTAGTGAATATCAAATTAAAAGTATGATTGAACACTACCCGGCTCTTAAATTGCAGTATGAAAGATTTAAAGAATTGTTCGATTTAGTTAAGGACGATTGGAAAGCGAACCACAATGATTAGTAAGTTAATGGATCTATTAGGACGTAGACGTGTAATTACAGATAGGGCAGGAAAAGTTCCTTACCTTATTCGTTACTACCTTTTCTTAAAAGACCGTAAAAACTTTCCTTTTAATATTACACTACACAAAGTACTTGTTAGTGACAATCCTGTACTACACGACCATCCATGGAGTTGGGGTGCATTAATTGTTAAAGGTGGATACTACGAACATACACCAGAAGGTAAGTTTTGGCGTGGTCCAGGAAGTATTCGTTTTCGTACTGCTAAAAATTTACATTGGTTAGAACTTGCTAAAGATAAAGATGGCAATGAGATTGCATGTTGGAGTCTTTTTTACATGGGCAAGAAAGCACAAAGCTGGGGCTTTTTAAAAAACGGCAAGTGGATTGATAATAAGGATTATTTAAAAGATGCTTAATGAACCTCACATTTCAGAATATCTAAATGGTGACATTAAAGTTTACGACAATGTTTTTTCACCACCTATGCTAGATGAACTTGTACGTGACGTTCAATCGTGGTCGTACTTGTATGGTGAAGTAGACGACATTGATCATCCGCCTACAGGATTAAGTACTGGCGAATATGATAATACAAAAACATTTCATACGTTGTGGGCGTTCTTAGAAGAACATGTTCCATGCGTAAGTGGATCAGTAGTAAAAAGAACACATGCAAACTTTTTTGCACCCCGTGAACTAGCAAACTATCATGTTGATGATGAAGGTGATAATGCTTGGACATTTATGTTTTATGCAAACAATAATTGGGAAATCAATCAAGGTGGCGAAACTAAGTTTATTACTAATCTTAAAGAAGAATTTAATAAACAAGGCAAGGAAGTGTTTCCGCATATTATTGCCATACCCCCAATTCCAGGACGTATGATTATCTTTAAAAGTAACATACTACATACAGCTACACCTTTTAAAGATTTACCTAGGTTTACACCTACAATTAAATTTGTACCTTATGATCCTGAAATACATAAAGAAGGTCCTATAAGACTGAATATGAAAGAAACCTATCCCTGGAGGAACTTATGATTAAGAAACATTATTATAGTTGGCAAGACGTTGAAAAAATGTGTGTAAGCATTGTTAATCAAATGTACAAAGATAACTGGCGACCTGATTACATTATAGGTATTACTAGAGGTGGTAATGTACCTGCTACTATTATCAGTAACATGACCGGTATACCTTGCGAAGCACTTAAAGTTAGTTTACGTGACGACAGTCGCGACAGTGAAAGTAATCTTTGGATGGCGGAAGATGCATTTGGATACAATGACGGTACAGTAATTACAGGTGGTCCGTTACATAAGAACATACTTATTGTAGATGATATCAACGATACTGGTGCTACATTTAATTGGATCAAAGAAGACTGGGCTTCAGGTTGTATGCCAATGGATCCTAAGTGGAATAGTATATTTGGTAACAACGTTCGCTTTGCTACACTAACTGAAAATCTAGCAAGTGATTGTAGTGATGTAAGTTATACATGTCACGAACTTAACAAAGCAGAAGAAGATGTATGGTTAGTTTATCCTTGGGAAAATGTAGGCGAGTATGGCAACTAATATAGGTTGGTGTTGGGCAGGTGGTTTACCTGAGCTATTGGTATTAGAACCCGAACGCATTAAGACACCAAAAATAGTTAATAAAGAATATAACAAACGTGGAATTATTGATTGTCCTTCTTACCAAGGATTTTATAGTAACATGTTTGTACTAAAGTCGCCTATTGCATTTGACGTTGAACCTCAAGACGGAACTGTTCGCATTACTTCTAAAGAAGTTGATGAACAAGAACTACATAGTTTGTTTGTTGTACACCGTCCGGAAGAAATGTACGACACTAAAAAGCCAATGTTTCAACTTAACTTAAACTATTTGTTTGTTGCAGACGAGCCGTGTTTAATGGAAATACTTCCGCCATTTATGCATGACGATAAGTTTCCAGGTGAAGTTGTTGGTGGAAGTTTTAACATTCATAGTTGGATAAGAACTATTAGTTGGGGCTTTGTATTCAACAGTACACGTACTAAACTAAGCATTAAGCGTGGCGACCCGTTGTGCTACATTAAGTTCACTACGCCTAACTTGACAAATAAGGTCAGTTTAGACGAGTGTATACTTACTGACGAGTTAAAAAGAGAACTTGATCGTAAAAGATTCTTGACAAACTTTAAAAAAGGTGGTATAATTAACTTAATGAGTAGAGCATTAAAATTGCGTCCAAAAAAATTAATTAAAAAGGAACCAAGGATATGAGAGCAGATACACTTGAAGTAGCACAGGCAGAAGGCAGAGCACCGTGGGATAATGTTGAAATTAGCACTCGCGAATTTATTGTGTACAAAGATGCTTACCCTGTAACTGACGGACATATTCTTATTGTACCTCGTATAGCTGATGGCGAAAGTATTATGAAATGTTTTAACTTTGGTATTACTATGGGTTACGATAACGTAGCAAGTGATAAAACAAATATTACAGGTTATAACATGGGAATTAATATGGGAGAGAGTGCAGGACAAACTTGCATGTATCCGCATGTACATCTTATTTTTAGACGTGATGGCGACACAGAAGATCCCAAAGGCGGAGTACGTGGCGTTATTCCAAATAAACAAAAGTATAATACAACTCGTCCAATGGCTTACCTAGAAGGAGATTGCGTGTAATGAGAACTGCCGCAATAGGTTGTAGTCATACATCAGGATATCACGTTGCTGATATACCAGAACATCCAACAATGGAGAACTGGCCATTTAGTGGCAAGTGGCACGATAACAACTGGGCAGAATACTACATTAACGACAAAGGCAATGACGGAGTTATCTTTGCTAATCCTCAACACGGGTGGTGGTCATACTCAGAATGGTTGAGCCATCTGTTTCAAACATATGACGACATTGGTGAAGTTGTTGTGCAAATGACATACTGGAATCGTTTTAGATTAGCAGTACAATATCCAATGCACTACGAAAATCTTATTCCTCTTGATATATTATATACCAAAGACACTACTAAAGGAAAAATTGATTGTTGGTTTCCAAAGAATGGAACTGAAGATAATAAGGTATGGGATATTCCAATGCAGGCTTTTAAAGAAGACTTTCAAACAGAATTACCGTTTGTAGTTAGATACGATCCTGAATTTAAAATAGACGAACCTGACCTTAGATCAATACCTTACATGACTGTAAAGACACATATGGAAATTATGAGCCTGAAAGCACAACGTGAATGGTTTAAGGAGATATATATTTTACAAGAGATGTGTCGACAGAAAGGCGCAAGTCTAAAACTGTTTGGTCTGAACAGTTGGACTTGGATACCTAAGTTAAAAGAAATGAACAAGTACTTTGATTTTAACTATATTCAAGTTGCAGAAGATACTGTAGAAGATTGGTTTCTACAGAAAAAAGACATCAACGTGGGTACGCATACACTCGACGGTGAACATTTTGATAATGAATTACACAAGATGATTGCACTAGAGTATATACCATCCCAATTTAGAAAGGAAGATAAATGAGAGAACAACTACTAGAAGCGGCAGTTAAACATGCAGAAGGACAAATTGCAGTACATAAAACAAACGTCGAAGTGTATTTGAATAATCCTGCAGGTATCGGTGAACATAGTGACATCGTTGAAACAATTCAAAAAGAATTGGATTTGTTAGCAAGTGCTGACGATAGATTAGAAATGCTCAAAAAGTATTTTTAAGTGTATTTTATACTTGACAAAAACCTAAATACTTGTTATAATATATATAACATTGAAGGCAATCCACTGCCAGAACATCGGAGAAGTAAATGAGTAAAGTAGAAGAAATTAAAGCTCGCCTAGTACAAGCAGACATGCGTTACTGGGCGGGTGACAACATTAGTAAAGTATTGCATACAGGCGATAAGGAACAACTTATTGACGAAGCAACTGTAGCATTTGAAGAGGTGCTAGACGCACTATTAATTGATCGATACAACGATCCTAATAGTAAAGGCACAGCAAGACGTCTTGCTAAAATGTACTACAATGAAATTATGGTAGGACGCTATGAGCCTTCTCCAAGTGCAACAGCATTTCCAAATGATAGTGATGACCGCTATGATGGTATGCTAGTAGTACGTAGTGAACTTAAAAGTATGTGTTCGCATCATCACCAGCCAGTAGCAGGGGTTGCATACATTGGTATTATTGCCGCAGACAAATTAATTGGTCTAAGCAAATACACACGTATTGCACAATGGTGTGCTAGACGTGGTACGCTACAAGAAGAACTTGCAAACGATATTACTAAAGAAATTCAAAAGGCAACTGATGCAGAACACTTAGGTGTTTATATTCAAGCAACACACGGTTGTTGCGAGAACAGAGGCATTATGGCAACTAGCAGTCTTACACAAACAACTGTACTTAAAGGTAGTTTTAAAGATGATGCCGGTACAAAGAAAGAGTTCTTTGACAATATTAAACTACAACAGGAGTATGCGAAATGACAGACGGGCCTTTAAAACACGCAACAGAAGCGGGACTAAACGTTGGCAACCTTAAAGGGGTTGTTAAACAAGAGTTTATTACGTATCGTGTTACAGACGGTATGCTACGTAAAGAAACAGTTAAACGTAGATACTTTGGTAGTGACTATCATGACTCTACAACTACTGAACCATTAATGAAGGTTGTATAATATGCCAATACCAGAAAGAGTAATTATGCCTGCGGCAAAAGACCCAGGTAAAGGACACTTTTATGTTAGCTTGGTAAAAAGTGCAATCCGAATTGTAGCAGGTTACTTTTTAATTACAGGTAATTTTGTAGTTGCAGGTGCATTAATTATTGGTGCAGAAGTACTTGGCATTGTTGAGGAGATGGTATAATGAAGCTAAGATATTCAGAAGCATTTTATAGTGTACAAGGCGAAGGCAAGTTTGTAGGAGTACCTAGTGTATTCCTACGTACCTTTGGTTGTAACTTTCGTTGTATGAACTTTGGACTGAATAACGAACCTAGTCGTGCTGAAAAGCAAAAGCAAGGTGTTATTCATAATCAAGAAGTAAAAGATTTGTTAAATGATGGTATTATTGCAAAGACTGAAAAGTTTACAGACTTGCCTATTATACACACAGGTTGTGACACTTATGCAAGTATCTATCCTGAGTTTAAGCACTTTAATAAACAAGCAGATGTCGACGAAGTAGTTGAACATTTGCTTTCGCTCACTCCAAATGGTAAGTGGGTACAAGATAATGGTCAAGATGTACATTTGATTATGACCGGCGGCGAGCCGTTGTTAGCGTGGCAACGATTATACGTAGAACTATTTGAACACCCACGTATGGCGGATTTAAAAAATGTTACATTTGAGACAAACACTACACAACACTTACACCAAGATTTATTCAACTATCTTAACGATCAAGAAAGAATTTCTGTTACATGGTCTTGTTCCCCTAAACTTAGCGTTTCAGGAGAATCTTGGGAAGATGCTATTAAACCTGATGTTGCTAGTGAGTATAACTTGCTTGACTGTGGTGACATTTATCTCAAGTTTGTTGTCGCTACTCAAGCTGACTTTGAAGAAGTTGAAAGAGCTGTCGATGAGTATCGCAAAGCAGGGGTGGAATGTCCTGTGTATCTTATGCCGTTGGGTGGACGTTCGGAAGAATATGTCCTCAATGTTAAACAAGTTGCCGAAGCGTGTATGGAAAAAGGATGGCGATTTACCCCAAGACTCCACATATCCTTATTCGGAAATGCATGGGGAACTTGATGCATACAAAAGTGAGCAACATAAAAAAGCTATGAAGGCTACAATTAACAAACCTCTTGATCAAGAGTTAAGAGAAAAAGGACTAATATAAAGGATACAATATGATTGATAAACTTAAAAATATGTTTAAGAAAACGGAACCTGTAACAGGTGAACCTAATTCGAGAGCAGTACTAGAAAAAGAAAAGGCGGCGGCTACTAAAGCTAAGAAGCCTTGGGTTGGTGTACTTGATACACAAGTTAACCCTACAGATATTAAGAACGGATTCTTTGAACTTGATTGGAATAACGAGTTTATTGAACAACTACTTGATGCTGGATACAAAGGCGAAACTAACGAAGAAATTGTAGATGGTTGGTTTAAAGACGTTGCAAGAACTATTTTAACAGAAGAAGGTCATAATCCTAAAAGAGAAGCAGGCCATATTAAGATAGAGAAAAGGGCTGACGGCAAAAGTGAAGCATTTTAAATGGAAATATATTAATCCTATCCAAGGGTTAGATACTCGGTCGTTAAACGTTATTACTGAAAAGACAACGTTACATACCCGAGAGTCTAGTAGTAAGCCTGATTGGATTAGTGCAATTAATACAGAAACCATTGTTAAGAACAAAAAGAACAGTCTTCTTATTGTTGTAGGTGAAAGCTGGTCGTACGGTGAAAACTTTGCCGGAGTAGAAAGCGGTCTTGGTAACGACAGTCTAACATATCGAATTAATAATTCGTTTGCAGGACATTGTGCAAAAGCATTAGATAGTGATTTATTGTTATCAGCAGTTCCTGGTAACTGTAACCAAAACATGATACACGACTTAGATAGACTGTTAGAAGAATATGCTATACACTACGAAGAAATTAAAGTAATATTACAATTAACTAGCCCGGGCAGAGATCAATCTAAAATTGAAGATTGGTATCAAACGTTAGAACATTACAATACATTATACTCTGAAACACAAACACTAGATAAAAAAATGTCTGATGTTGAATGGTTTAAACTGTACGACACAATGATGTTAAAAGAATTCAATCGTATCATTACATCACATACAAATGTAGAAGGTCTAGTTTGGAAGAATTTCAATCCATTTATGGTTGACTTTGCTACAGATTCGTGTACAATAGTAGTATGTCCGTGGGTTAGATTAACTGCACAGATGCATGGTAGTGTTTTTGAATTGCCTGTTATTAACGAAGCAGGTTGGTGGCAAGAGCATTATCGCAAGTATGAGAATGTAGAGAGTGATAGTAACTATATAATGAAGCAACTAGATAATTTAGAAAGTAGTAATACACTACTAGGCAACAGTAGCATTAATGGATTTCATCCTAAAGAAGAATTTCATATGCTATGGGCAACTTACTTATTAGGCAAAACGGAGTGGACAACAATATGAAATACGTACTAGTAGATACAGCAAATACTTTTTTTAGAGCAAGGCACGTTGTACGTGGCGACTTGGATACTAAAGTTGGTATGGCTTTTCACATTACATTAAACAGCGTGAAGAAAGCATGGGAAGACTTTAATGCTGATCATATTGTATTTTGTTTAGAAGGACGCAGTTGGCGTAAGGATCATTATGCTCCTTACAAAGCAAACCGTAAAGAAACTAGAGATGCAATGAATCCTTCACAGGCACAAGAAGAAAAGATCTTCTGGGAAACGTTTGATGCATTTAAAGACTTTGTTACAGACAAGACTAACTGTACTGTTATGCAACATCCTGAGCTAGAAGCAGATGACTTAATTGCAGGTTGGGTACAACATCATCCTAATGATGAACATGTTATTATTAGTACAGATGGTGACTTTGCACAACTTATTAGTCCTACTGTAACACAATACAATGGTGTAAGTAATACTATCATTACACACGAAGGCTACTTTGACGATAAGAAGAAGAAGCCTGTAATAGATAAAAAAACAGGTTTAGAAAAGCCTGCACCTAATCCCGACTACATGTTATTTGAAAAGTGTATGCGAGGCGACACTAGTGACAATGTGTTTAGTGCTTATCCAGGTGTACGTAAAAAAGGCACTAAGAACAAAGTAGGTCTACAAGAAGCATATGCAGATAAAGATACTAAAGGCTACAATTGGAACAACATGATGCTACAACGTTGGGTAGATCATAACGGTACAGAACATCGTGTACTAGATGATTACAATCGTAATGTTATCCTTTGTGACTTAACTGCACAACCGCAGAACGTTAGAGACAAGATTGATAACACTATTATCGAAAATGCACAACCTAAGAATATATCACAAGTTGGGCTACGACTAATGAAGTTCTGTGCATTATATGACATGCAACGAATTAGCGACAATGCACAATCTTATGCTAAACCATTACAAGCGAGGTATCCAGTACTATGACACGACTTAAAGCAAACGAAATATTAAAGAATAAATTTTGGATTATTGAAGATACGGATTCAAATGAAAAGAAAGGCACCTTGTCAAAAGATGCTGATAACAAATATATGTATAGTTGTGAAACAGGAACATACATGTATGACAACAAAAGTGTTGTAGAAAAGAACCTTGGAACATTAGTATGGAATAAAGCAACCGTTAGCAATTCCGAGAAAGCTGACGACAAACTAATTTACGGTTTGCCTACAAGTGCTAGTCCGTTTAATTCAATGTTTGATGTTAAAAGAAAGTTTGGATTATTTACAAAGAGTAAAAAATCAAAGAGCTTGTATGCGGCAGGTTATTTTTGTATTCACTTTGACAAAGGTTGGGTCAAGAGTTTTTGTCCTAAAATGGTAACCTTAGAGTCATACGAATATAGAGGTCCGTTTAAAACAGAATTAGAAATGCGACAGGAGTTATCACGTGCCAACCGTTAACCCCTTAAATACAATTCCGTTACAGCAGTTTATTGACAAGGTCAAGACTGCTGACAACACACAAGAGAAACAAATCACTCTTAATATACGAGATGCAAAGAACTTAGCACTAACCCTAGGTAGTGTAATGAGTCGCTTACACGGCGAATTAGAAGCTCTAGTACACCAGGAAAAGAACGCTGAAGAAGTCATTAACGTAACTGTTGATGGTGGCGGACAAGGTTGGAAGTAATCAAATAAACTACGCATATAACTCGCTCAATTAGATAAATACTAATGGAGAGAGAATATATATGAGTAGACCTAAACCTAACGTATTGCTAGAGCATGTAAATAAAAAGTCTTATAAGAGCGAACAAGTTCTTGAGGCAGAAGCTATTTGGGCTGTATTTTACAAAGACAAACCTTTTAATTTAAAATCCTCGAATGTGTTAACTAACTATCCAGGACCTAAATATAAAAAAGTTAGTTTTTCAAATCCCGGCCATGCACACAATTTAGCAAGTAAACTTAATGAGCTCTTCACCACAGAAGATTTTGCAGTCGTAAAATTGATATCCGGCACAATAGTAAAAGAAGACTAAGATGAACTGGAAAGAAACCTATACTAAGGTATTCTTAAAACAGGCGGGTATTAGCATTGGTGAAAGCACGTTAAAAGAATACATGCCTCTTTGGTGGCAGAATACAAGAGAACGTTCATCCGGTGGGCTTCGCTTAACTGACGATGGACTGATGTTTCTCTCAGATAAATTGGAATTAGCAGTATACGAAATTCCGTTTCCGCCTGATTTTAAAATAACTACCCAAGTTATACTGTTCTTAGATAAGTTTATCGACTGTCCTTACTACATAACTAACAAGCATATTACTGTTACAAGCGAAAAAAAGAGCATGGAATTGCACCTTTTTAGCGGAGATGTACGCAAGTATGGACTAGCAAAAGCTCTAAAACGGACAGATGAAGAATTAAACCCTTGATATTACTACATTCTTTTTCTTAAAATAATTGCATTTTCTGGTTGACCTTTTGGAAACGAGGTGCTATAATATATACATACTTAGAAATTAACGTATGGCACTGATAACAGAAGAGGAATATAGCATGGAAAATATAGCAGTTAGAACAGTAAGTCCAAACTCTGCAAAGAAGAGCATTGTTCGGGCTTTTAAAAAGAAGCGTCCTATCTTTATTTGGGGAGCACCAGGTATTGGTAAGTCAGACATTGTAAGTCAAATATCAACCGAAATTGATGCTTACATGATTGACATTCGTTTATCATTATGGGATCCTACAGATATTAAAGGTATTCCGTTTTATAATTCAACATCAAATACTATGGAGTGGGCGGCACCAGCTGAACTTCCATCAAAAGCATTTGCTAAAAAACATAAGTTCATTGTGTTATTCTTAGACGAAATGAACTCAGCGGCACCAGCAGTACAAGCGGCGGCTTATCAATTAATTCTTAACCGTAAGGTTGGTACTTATGAACTACCTGATAACGTTCTTATTGTAGCGGCTGGTAACAGAGATGCTGACAAAGGCGTTACTTATAGAATGCCTGCTCCGTTAGCAAACAGATTTGTTCACTTAGAACTTAAAGTTGATTTTGACGACTGGTTCCAGTGGGCTGTTTTAAACAACATACATAACGATGTTGTTGGTTACTTAACATTTGCAAAGAAAGACTTATACGACTTTGATCCAAAAAGTCCAAGTCGTTCATTTGCTACACCGCGTTCTTGGTCATTTGTATCCGAACTACTAGAGGATGATGATGACGAGAATACCACTACTGATTTAGTTAGTGGTACAGTTGGCGAAGGACTTGCTGTAAAGTTCATGGCCCATCGTAAAATTGCTTCTAAGCTACCTAACCCAACAGATATTTTGAACGGTAAGGTTAAGACTTTAGACACACGAGAAATCAGTGCCATGTATTCCTTGACTGTGTCTTTATGCTACGAGCTTAAAGAAGCGAACGATAAAGGCAATAAGAAGTTTGACGATATGGTTAATAACTTCTTAAGGTTCTCAATGGACAACTTTGATACTGAATTAGTAGTAATGGGTATCAAACTAGGCCTTACACAATATCAACTTCCAATCGATCCAGACGAAGTTGAATGTTTTGATGAGTTCCATGAAAAGTACGGTAAGTATATTACTGCCGCACAGGCAAGCTAACTAGGTTAGGGGTAGAGTATTTTCGGTGCTCTACCCTTATTCTTTGGTTGACAAACGTATTAAATAGTAGTATACTATAAGAACAATAAGGGAAAGGGAACAGGCACATGACATCAGCAATTACTTTAGAACCGCAAACTACAGAAATAGAAATTACCCAAGAACTTCGTGAAGAAGTATTGGATAGGATTATTGTAGCAAGAGTTGGGTTACTACTACGTCATCCATTTTTTGGTAATATGGCAACACGTCTTATTATTAAAGAAGCAAGTGATTGGTGTCCTACTGCGGCAACAGATGGTCGTCATTTGTTTTATAGTGTTCCTTTCTTTGCTAAGATGTCTAACAAAGAGATTGAGTTCGTAATTGCACATGAAATTTTGCATTGTGTATTTGATCACATGACAAGACGTGAAGATAGAGATCCACAGATACATAATATTGCGGCAGACTATATTGTAAACAATACACTAGTACGTGATCGTATTGGAGAAAAGCCTAAAGATATTAAAATATTCCAAGACTTTAAATACGAAAAATGGACCAGCGAAGCAGTATACGATGATATCTTTGAAAAGTATGATCAAGATGAATTAGATCAATTAGGTAAACTACTTGACGAACATATTGATTGGGATAAAGATAGTGATTCCGGTCAACCTAGTCCAAAGAGCGGAGGTGGTAAAGGTAATAATCCTAAGCCTTCATATTCAAAAGAAGAACTTAAAAAGATACGTGACGAGATTAAAGAGAACATGTTGTCAGCGGCACAAGCGGCTGGTGCAGGTAATGTTCCTGGTGAAGTTGAACGTATGATTAAAGAACTTACAGAGCCTAAGATGACTTGGCGTGAGTTACTACGTATGCAGATACAAACTACTATACGTAATGATTTTACATTTAGTCGTCCTTCACGTAAGGGTTGGCACATTGGTGCAATATTACCGGGTATGAACTTCCAAGAAACTATTGATATTTGTATTGCTATAGATATGTCAGGTTCAATTGGTTCTGTACAAGGTAAAGACTTCCTAAGTGAAGTACAAGGTATTATGTCAGAGTACCAAGACTACAATATTAAGATTTGGTGTTTTGATACTAAGGTATATAACGAACAAGACTTTAGTGCAGATCAAGCAAGTGATATAAACGACTACCAGCTTATGGGTGGAGGTGGTACAGACTTTACTACTAACTGGGAGTACATGAAAGAAAATGATATTCTTCCTAAGAAGTTTATTATGTTTACAGATGGTTATCCTTGGGATAGCTGGGGTGATGAAGATTATTGCGAAACAATTTTTGTTATTCACGGACACCACGATAAAAACTTGCAGGCACCTTTTGGGGTTACTGCACATTATGAAGAAGGAAATTAGTGCTGAATAAAAACAAGACCCCTAATGCATTTGATTTTTTTGATATAAGAGAATCAAAAACTGCTCCTAAACACTACGAGTTCTGCAATATTGCACCTCGTTATAACATGGAAGATTCTATACGTAAATGGATCGCCCATAATTTAAAGGGCAGGTATTATATTGGTAGAACATTATCAATAGTAGAAAACGGTCCAACTGCATATACACCAACACTTAGAATTGGATTTGAACAACATCGAGAGCTTAGTTATTTCATGTTGGCGTGTCCACATTTAAAATACAATTAAATACAAAGAGTAAATAATACTAGCATATAACTGAAGTATGTTTGTTATGATCAAAACAAGGAGAATATAATGTCAGAAGATACAACAAAGGTTGCATCAACACCAGTAGCAGGAAATGATGGCGCAAGCCAGGCTCCTATGCCGGGTGGTGCTCCAGCAACACAGGCCGGTGCAGAACTAACTGTACAAGACCTAGGTGTTTTGAAAACTATTATCGAAGTTGCACAGAGTCGTGGAGCATTTAAAGCTACTGAACTCGAAGCAGTTGGAAAAACGTTTAATAAATTAGACACGTTTCTAACAACGGTACAAAATCAACAAGTAGGCGAATCAGCTAACGCACCGGCACAACCGGCAAAAGCACCAGGTGAAGTATCTAGTGCAGACGCATCAGCTGTATTAGGCGCTTAACAGGAGAAAATAAAATGGCTTTAAAGCACATTGGAAGACTAACTAAGACAGGACGTAAAGTTGCTGTCGCATTTAGAACACTACCAGACGATCCAGAACATTGTTTAGTAGTACAAACAGAAAACTTATCAGATCAAGATCATGATACATTAATGAATCTAATTGAGAGTAATGCAGGACAAACTGCTGAAGAACTAGCAGATGCAATGCAAAGGACTCAATTATCAGATGGTAGTACTATGTTACCAGCTTTTCACTCAAAAGGAAAGTTAACAAAAATACCAACTGCTGAGATTACAATGACACCTGATAATACTGCAACTATTATATTAAGTGAACTTAATAAAGTAATTGCTGACCAAAAAGGCGTTACTATCTCTGATTTAGCAGTAGGCGGAAGCTCTGTTAAAGAAGTAGGTAGTGCAAGTGCTCCAACAACTCCAGCGGCACAAGCTGAAGCAGTTGCGGCAAAAGATGCACCGTTGACAGACGATGATCTTGCAAAGCAATATAGAGCTGATGCTGATCGACTATTTAAAGAAGCAACAGATCTACGTAAACAAGCGGACGAACTGGCACCTGTTAAAAAGGCGACCGGCCGTGGCAAGTCGTAAGAAGAGGCTTCCACAAGACGTAATAGCTAAATGGCCTGAAGTATTTAAAGATATTGATATCGATGCCATTCCGCTAGAATATGTAGAAAGCATTACTGTACACTTCCATAACGGTAAAAAATGGGAGATTCAGATACGAGATAAGTCTTTAGTAGATCCTTTAAAAGAGGTCGAACGATCGCTTAACGAACTATTTGATACATACAGTACTGCTATCAAAAACGTTGATTTCCGGGTAGATTCAGAACGTGTTAAGAATGACGTGCAGAAGCGTACTAAACAGTTTTTGAAGAAGCGGAAGTAAATTAGCTTAATGGCATAAATACATACATAAGATACTAGGAGTGCTATAAATGGCTTTAAGATTAAGACGAGGAACGAACGCCCAGAGGGGCCTTATAACTCCCTTAGATGGTGAGTTGATCTATACAACAGATACTAAAAAGCTGTATGTAGGTGATGGAACCACAGCAGGCGGATTAGCAGTTGATACAGCTGGTACGTTTCTTGGTGCTGACTTAGATCTAAATAATTATAATTTAAACGGTACAGGTAATGTAAACATAGCAGGAAACATTACTGCTACTGGTAATATTACTACAGACGGCAATTTAACTATTGGCGGCAATATTACTATTGGTGATTCATCTGCTGATACTATAAATTTATCAGCTAAAATTGAATCAGATATTATACCAGATGTTGATGGTGCTAGAAGTTTAGGTGCTCCAACACAAAGGTTTGCAGGCGCACACCTTAATACACTTACTGTAACTGATCAAATTGATGCACTTAGTATTAATGCTAACGTCATTGGTAATGACTCTACTGTATTATTAAACGTTGCTACCGGCGCTGTCCAAGTGTCAGGAGAGCTAACAGGTACAGTTAAAGCAAACGATGCTACAACTTTTTACAACCCAGCACTAAAATCAGTTAACGCAGGAACAGGTACATTTACAGGTACTGTTGTTGCTCCAATGTTCCAAGGTATACTTGACGGTGACATGACAGGCTCAGTATATGCTGACGATAGTACTGCACTAATTGACGGTGTTGGCGGAACTGTATTACTTGATAACGGTTCAATTTATGCCA